GCGTCCAGGTCACCGTCACATCGACGCGCATTCCCAGCTGGGACGAGACCACGGCCTGGGAGGCGGCGAGATTGGTGGGCGGCGCGACGAAATATCCCGCGCCGGTCGGGGTCAGGGTATAGGCGACCGATTCGGCCAGGTCGCCGAAGCCGTCGCCATAGACGTTGAACGAGATGAACTTGAGCCAGATCGGCGCACCGACATATTGCTTGGGCAAATCGTATTTGAAGACGGTGTTATCGAGCCGAAGGAATTGGGTTCCGGAAACATGGGCCACAGCCTCGGTGCCATAGAGGCCCCGCTCGAGATAGGTCAGCGAATATTGATTCGGCGCGGTCAAGGTCGCAGTCGCATAGGCGATGATCTCGCCATCAACCCAGCAAAGCGTCCGGCCAGCCTGAGCATCCGCCTGTGTTCCGCTGCCCAATACCCCCCCGCTTTCGGCCAAGGTCACGGCCAGGGTATTGACGGTGTCGGCGCCCGTTCCCGCCGGCGCCGGCAGGGCAGTCGTCAAGAAGCCCTGGCGACAGGGGTTCTCAACGATGCCGATCTTTTCATACTGAGTGTTGTCCGGAGAGACCAAAACCTGGGCACCGCCCCAGTTCGGGTCGGCCGCGCCATTGAGGCCGCCCGAGACGCCGATCCACACCTGCGCTGCGCCGCCGGAAAGATCCGCGGCAGGTTCGAATATCACCGGCGGGTTGACCGGATCGGCCTGTACGGCGCGGTTGACGCTATAGGGATTGATGCCCTGCTTGGGATAAGCCGTGGCCGTCGCGACGCCTGCCGGAAGCTCCTCGCAAGTGAAGGTCAGCAGCCCTCCATCATCTTCTTCGACATCGGTAATACGCACCGCTTCACCGAGCAGGTTCTGGATTGCTCGGGTGAGACTGACTATGTCCATAGGCTCGAGGAGGCAATATTCCCAGGACAGGCGGAACTTATAGTGGACCAGCACATACAGTTCCCGCTGCAGCATGAGCTGGCCGGAGATCTGCGCCACGGCAGCGTCGCAGAATTCATGGGCGGAATAGGTCGAATCGATGTTGAGGCCGTACAGCTCGATCGCGTTCTGATCATCGGATTGGATCGGAACGGCGTTGTAGGCATTCGACCGCTGATAGATCTCAAGACGCTCGACGTTGTAGGCATCCATGGCGTCATCGACGCTTATCTCGATCGGGTCTTGACCTTCCGTGTAAACAAAATCGGTGTCGTCGAGGTCGTAGATCGGTGTGACATTCGGATTGAAGGTCACCCCGTTGCCGGTAATCGATTCATCGGCATAGGGCACGAACTTGAGCAGCTCACCAGACCAGAACACGGCGGTGTTGGTCATCTGCATCCAGCGCTGCAGCACGTCTTGGCCCGTTTCCTGATTGACCAGGCAGGGCGACATGCAAAAGCCGACCGCGCGGCAATAGGTCTGGTAAGAGGAATCGCCATTCGCGCCCAGCAGCGTGGTCATGTCGATCGAGGCCGCAGAAAATCCAATGCCATCCTGCGGAGAGGTCAGGAAATCGAGGACTACCAGGGCGCAATCAGCATCGACGCCGTTGGCGCCGGTGCCAGTGCGGCCCGTCATGACCTCGAAATTGTAATTGTCGAGGGTGGCGCTCGAGCCCAGGTCGTAGTCGGCCTTGCAGACATAGGCCGTGCCCTGATAGCCCAGGGCCTGGGAGGCGTCATAGCTTTCCAGCCAGCCCCACGGCGATTGCGGCGTGGTGCCGTCGAACAGGGTCAGACCAAGCGCCGATAGCGTCGCGGTCGACTGCCCTTTCCAGATCTGGCCGATGCCGCTGATCGGCCCTTCACAGAGGGCCATGATCAGCGCGGCCTTGTAGTCATAGGTCTGGTTGCCCGAGTTGTCCGAGCCACCCTTGCCGCTCGTCGAACTGCTGACGGGGATGGCCTGAAATTTCCCGGCCCAAATGATGTTTGGCGCCACGCGCACCTGACCACGGCACCATGGAATCGGAAGGGTGCTAACCGATGTCTGGATCTGGACGCCGGTAAGTTCGGGCTTCGTTGCGCCCGAGGAGGAAGAGCCGCCGAAGAAATTGCCGGACATCAGCGCCCCCACAAGGTGAAGAAGCGAACCGGCAGCGGTTCGCCGTTCTTATGGAGAAAATGCCCGGCGCGCGAGGTGTCCTCTTCATAGACACCCTGCCGGATATAGCTATGGATGACGCGCGGCCACGCCGAAACGATGCCGCCATGGGAGAAGGCTCGGCCAAACTTCCACAGCACGAAGTCGCCTGGGCAAGGCTCGCCCTCGATCTCGCGGGCATAGCTCAGCACGATTCCGAGATAGCGTTCCTCGTCGTGATGAAGGTGCCATTGCGTCGGATAGGCGCCAAAATCCTGGTCTTTCTGCATCAGCCCGCATGCAGCATAGACCTCGACCGGGAACATCGCGCAATCGACGCCGGCGCCCTTGACGCGCTGATGGTGCTGATAGGGCGTGCCGATCCAGTCGCGGGCCTCGGCGACAACGGCCTGGCGCTGCTCCAGCTCGGCGGTGATCGGCCCGGTCAATATGCGGTCTCCGGTGGCGGCACGAAGGGGAAACCACGGAAATTGGCCAGATTGTTGAAGGAGGTGCAGGAGGCGATATCGTGCGCGCAGCCCGGCGTCGCCTTGAAGTTGTCGCCCTCGGCGACTTCATATTCGAGCGGATAGGACAGATACAGCGTCGCCCCGTCCGAATGCTTGATGTTGGCGCTGACCCCAGCGTTGGCGCCGGTCTGAAACAGGATCGTGCCTTGGTCGAACTGACCAGCAACCGCGCCACCCCATTGGACGGTCGAATATGTGCCGCCGCCGGCGATGCCCGCCACAGTGATGGCGGCCTTCGATACACCGCATTGGGCGCTGCAGAAGACCCAGAGGCAGCTGGGCTGGTAGCCATTCCGAGGAAAGGCCTGGTTCAAGATCAGCATGTCCGACTTGACCTTGGCCTGCGCGGTGGTGTCGCCGATCTTGCCGACCGTCGACATGCGCCCATGAAAAAGGGTCACCCCGCCGATCGCCGGCGCCGTCCAGGACGAGAGGAAAGCTCGCTGGCGCTTGAGATAGGAGCCTCTGAAGACGCCTGTCCGCATCGCCACCAGGAACGGCACACCGTTGACCAGGTCATCGGGCCGAGCGGAAATCGTGATGTCCTGCTCATCGACGCTCACGCCGATGCTGATCTTATATTTCAGGCCCTTCACCAGCACCGAATGGGCAGCGAACACGATACCGTCGAGGATGATGTCGACATCGGCGGTGGTGTAGCAAAGGGTCTGGCCGTTGGCCAAAATGAAGGTGAAGCAATCCGCCATCAGGAACGTGGAGTTGTTCTGAAGGAAGGCGATCAGCTCGGGAGACGCGTCTTTCATGGCCGTTTAACGCTCTTAAATTTCAGGGATTTCATCAGCCAGAGGCTTTGAGCGTGGTTCTCGAATTCCTGCTGGTCGGCGAGGAGCCGGCAGAGGAATGAGAAAACGAAGTCGGCCGAGATCTCGCCGACAGGTGGCTGGGCGAAAGTCAGCAGGTTGTGGCCTGTGACGCTGTCGGTGACCGACCAGCCGGCTTGGACGGGCTGGCCGGCGACGTAGACCTTCGCGACCAGCTCGACATAGCCAACCGGCTCTACCCAGTTCGCCATCGTCCGAATGAAGGGAAAGACGGTCTGAACGCCATTGCCGACGCCGAGCAGTTGGCCCACCAGAGCGCTATCAGTAGGATCGGTGAAGCGGAATGTACCGAACTGGCCCTGCACCTGGTTCACGAAGCCCATCAGCGTTTTGAGATCGCTATCGGCCGTGGTGTCGTCGGGCAGATAGTCGGGGAAAGGCAGCTCAAACTCATAGGTCGGATAAGCCATCATCGCGGCGCGTACCTCGTCGCCGGAGGAATGCGTGGCGACCGAGGTGGCCCAGGTCGGCCGCTTGAAGGTGGACCAGCCCTGGCCAACAAGAGTGGGGAATAGCGGCAGCGTCATCGGAACGCTCCATTGCGGTGAGCGTT